CAATTATATTTATACCAGTAATTAACCTATCAGGAGAGAATTTTAGAACTTCACCACTGGTATCAATAACAACTGGTGTTATAGAATTTGTTTTAGAATCATATTCTATTATATAACTACCAACTTGTTTAACTGATATATTATCAATATCTCCATTAAAATCAACGTCTCCTACTTGTATATAAAATCTATTCATAAATTGAGGGTCCGTAGTGTTGAACGTTCCTACTTGCCTTGTAAATTTATAAGTTTTATTTTCTGGAGTAAACGTATCAATTCCAAATCCTTTTCCTTCTTCATTAAAAAGTCTAACGTTAATATTTCCTGAATCGTAATTAGAAACGGTAAATTGAACTTCATAAAAAGAATTTTCTATAAACGAACCATTTGGTGTTCCAGTACCTACAGTCGGAGTATTTGATAACCATTGGTTTATTTTATAGTTTTGAGGCGCATCTGTTGCACGCGCTACTACATCTTTATACCCAGTTTTAAACTGCCAACCTTTATCAGTTGCTGAGTCATAAGTTAGATACCATTCAATTGAAGATACATTCCCATCAAATCTACCGTTAACTAATAATTCTTTATTCTCCGTAACAAGATAATATAACTTATCGTTTTTTTCATCAGCAATACTACCTACGCAATAAGCGCCTTCTCTAATAAAACTTTGACCAGGAACTAAAGAATTACCTAATATATTTTGAACAGTTCCAACGTCAGATCCTTCCGAAGTCGAAACTTGTATGTTCATCGCATCTCTATATTCTCCATTTGGAACAATTCTCTCATCAAGATCCTTGTTCATTTTACCACCGGTAAAATTATGCTTAATTTCTGGCATGCACTAGTGTTTTATATGTTTCGACTTACCTCTTAGTATTTGAGTTAATTCTTCTAATTTAATATTTGATAATCTTAGTTTTGCTGTTCTTACAGCGGCAAATTTTTCTTTTTTATAATACGCTAATTGATTTCTTCCAACGTTGGCTCTACCTGACATAATAGAACAAAGCATGTGTTTATACATTGCTTCCTCTGCAAACTTATGAACTTGCATTTCTGAATCTGTACCTAAACTATCACTTATATAATCTAATACAATTGTTTTTCCAGATATGTTAGAACTAAAATGTATTTTTCCTAACGCATTATCTATATAAAAAGAACCATTAGCTTGAGCGTGTTGAGGATTAAGACCGTACCTCCCACCATCTATCGGCCAATAAGTATCGTCTTGATAATCATTTTGATTTTCAGATGGAGTTGCAGATTTATATTTTGACCAAGCGTCAGAATCAGCTGGGGTAGGTGAGGTAAATACTATTTCCTTATTTACCTTTTTACCTATACCATCTGTTGGTTTACTTGAAAGAAAAATTCTTGTACCTATCCCGCCTGTTCCGCCAATAGCGCTAGTGCCAAGTGTATCACCAATACCAATTACATATGTACCAATTGGGAAGTATTCATTAGAAATTAAGTATCCAACTTTAATGTCTGTTTGTACAGCTGCGTATTCAACCCATGCCTCATTTTGTTGTATTTCTCCACCTTCTGTAAAAACTTGGGCTTTTGGCATTGTAATTAGGTCACCATTACCTGATATAAATGTATATTCAAGTGTTGTTAACGCGAGTGTATCATTACGTATACTGGTAGTATCTAAGTTGTGAGTTAAAGTTATTTTTGACACACCATCAACTATATCGTGACCATAAACTTTAGTTCCAGGAACAACCCCTGGTCCTTCCACATCCATACCAACCAAAATATTGTTATATTGATCATCTAATGTTAGCTCAGAACCACCATCAGTACCTACCGTCCCTGGATTACCAGTTCCTGTTCCAATTACTTTTATTACAAACCCACCATCAGAGTTTTGATAAGGATTGTGAGGATTTGATGTTTTACTTGTAGGATATAAAGTATGTTTTATACCAGCGCCATTTACCCAACTTAACTTAGTGTAATTAACATAATCATGTGGCAATATCATTTGTAGCGTGGCCGGAAGTGTTATTTCTTGAGATTTAACAGATTTAAAAGTATCAAATGATAATTCTTGTAATGCTCTTTGAGCATGAAAAGCTATGTCAGCTCTTTTTATTCTTGGTATCAACTTGTCTTCTCCAACATAAGATATTTGGAAATAATTTATAATATCATCTAAAGAGGTGAATTGATAATTACCATGTCTATCTTCGTCTGCATAATATCGTCTTTGAGTCTGATTGTCTAATAATCCCATTTATTTATATTTTTTCTTGTTGAATTTGAGCAGCTCCTAATCCAGTCGCTTGCTGTGCTAATTGTGGTTTTTCAATTGCTATTCCAGATAGTGTTAATATTCTATATATTAATTCAGTTTCTTCTGCTGGGTGTAAATCAAAATCAATAGACGAACTTGAATTATATAAAGGTTTATCATTTATAACAACATAACCCCATTTTGGCGCAATAGGCTTTTTTACATAACTAATAAGCACTTTATCTATACTACTATTCTGAGATGGATAGGGATATATTTTTATTCTAGCTTTTCTACCACTAACAGTATTATATCTAGTATACACAGGGCGTTTTTTAGAGTTTTTTGTCAATGGAGAATCACCATATATATTTAAATCTTTTAATTGTATTTCTTCAGCAACCCTGCTACGTGGTTCAGATCTGTAGTCAACTTTAACCATTCCCAATCTATACAAATCAGTTATATCATCTCCTAAAATAATATCACCCCATTCATTTACCACTGAAACTTCTTTGTTATACACCTCAAATATACTAATTTTTTCTTCAAGATTATTTATCATATCAGAATAGTTAGTATTGTTACCAGGTATTCTTTTAAACTGGTTAACATCATAAAAATATTGTTCGAAGATTTCTTTTTGAGCATGGTCAGCAAATAAGTTGAATTCTTGAGGAGTGATATATCCTCTTTGCTCTTTGTTAGCGAGTGCTAATACTTTTTGATATACTGTGTCTACGCTTACTGCCATAATTTTTTTTTAATTTATAATAAAGTAACCACCCCGAAGAGTGGTTACTCTACTAAGGTTGATTACGAATTTAATCGTTTTTCTATATTGGAGTATATCTCCATACCTTCATCAGTTTTAAACCAAGCAGCTAAAGCCGAATAAGGGTGTTCATCAAAAGGTACATTCATTAGTTTTCTACCATTAGAACCCCAACTAAATGTTCTTTGATCAGAAGATAGGTTTAATATACCTAGTTCTGTTGCTTTAATACCAAAGTTTCTAAGAACAATATTATCATCATTTACTAATTCTAAGAATACCACTGGGTTTTTCTTAGCATATAATAGTAAATCTCTTTTAAGCTCCTTAGAAGTCATTTTAGACACTTTAGAGCCAAGTTCTACACGCATAATAGCTTCAGCCATATCAATATCTAGGTTTTTAGCTGTCATTAGCGCTTCAACTTCGGTTTCTAACACTTCCATTTGAGATATTGCGTTTTTCACAGGAGTATATTCTGTAAACAACTTATCTCTATGTGGGTGATACAAAGAAAGTAGTTTTTGTAAAACAACTTTTTCTTTTGGAACGTTTAAATTTCCTCCTCTAAAAATAACATGTTCTAGTCTTTGGTCTCCTAACATTTCGTCTACAAAGCAAGTTTTTTGATTTTCACAATACTTTAGTTCTCTTTCAAAACCCTTACTTTCATCAAACCAATATATATTAGCAGTTTTAATTTTATAAGATAAAGGTTTTTGATTATTTTTTAAAAAATAAGTTCTATCTTTTATCTCCCAACCATCATCTGCTTTTTTGTAACTAGGTTCTTTTCTTTTTTGAGTTGGTATTGGTTGTTCTGCAACCGGTATTTCAACTTTTGGTTGTTCTACAACCGGTGGAGTTGATTCCACTTCTGTTTTTTGTTTTTTTGACATAATATAATATATAATAAAATTAATAAAAATAAAAAGGAGGGCAGAGAGCGTTTACATGCATGCCGCCCTCCTTCTTAAAATATAGTGCTTACTTCATTAACATAAAGTTGTTAGCACCTTGTGTAATCAAGCATCTTTCAGATAGCATGTGGATTTCCATTGCATCTAAAGCAGATGTAGAAGCACCAACTGAACCAGTAACCCAAGTTTTTAACTTTCTGTTATCAGTTTGTGAAGCTCTATATCTTACGTGTAAGAATGGACGTCTCATGTTTTTACCTAGTTGCTGATCATAGACAGTTGAAGTTCCAGCAGGAACAATAACTCCTCTAACAGCATTAACTGTATCTCTAGAGTTAATACCACCTCTTGTAGCTTTATCATTTAAGTATCTAAAGTCAGATTTGTAGAAATCGTAAGATCCACGTCTGAAACCAGAGAAACCTAAGTTTAATGCCATGTCCTCAGAGTTGTTGAATACTCCAAAAGAAGTACCACCAGCACCATAAGAATTCATTGAAGCTAGCATGTCATCTATAGCAAGAGACGAAGCTCTGTTTACAAACATCATATTTTCTTCAATAGCACCTTGAGAATCAAACTCAGCTAAGATAGCGTCGAATTCAGCTAAATCAGTAGCAGCGTTAACACCAGTAACACCAGTAGTAATATTTCCTCTGTCACTAATAGCGTCAAATAAACCTTGAGTACCCCAAGAACCATCAGCAGCAGTATCAGTACCACCTAAGAAGTTATCAGCCTCAGACTTAGTGTTAGTCACTTTAACAGATTCTAACATTGCCATTTCTAATTGATCAGTAAATCTCATTCTCGTTTCAGATTCAGCTTTTAGATACCATAAGTACCCAGAAGTTCCATCTTCTTGAGAAATTTCAACCCAACCAACTCTAGAAGCATCAGAACCAGAAACGCTATAATAGTCTTTCATTATAATTGGTTTGTTGCTAAAAGATTTAAATTGAGGTTCGTTTGATTGACGGAAGTCAACTTGATCAACTGATCTAGAGTGAGTATTTCCAGTAGTTAAATCATTTTTTAGATAAGACATACCTTTTCCATACTCAGAACCAACAACTAGTACAGTTACAGTATCAGTACTAAAACCAATACCTGCTAATGTTCCTGCTGTAGTTACTGAGTTATAAGGAGCTACATCAATATCATCAGCTGTAACACCTGTAACTAAACACATAGCTGTTAAAGAAGCGCTAGATACTAAAAGTAAATCGTTTACTCTAATACCGTGATCAATAGCTGAAGTTGATGTAGCATTTCCATCAATATCACTATCGATTTCAATAACACCACCTGGTTCAGTACCGTTCACTGCCTGTGCAGTAGTACTTTTAATGTTTCCTATATAAGACAGATGTAATCTACCTTGTTCAGACCAAACTACCTGATCAGCAGTCATAGCCTCTTCGGCACTTACTTGAGCAAGAAATCCTGAAATAGTTCTGTTTCCAAATACTTCAGCTTCTTTCTCCATTAAGTCCGGTACATATTGTTGCGCCCAGTCCGTAGACCCTGACGCTAAATCTAGATAATTTGTTGCAAACGTAGCCTTAGTTGGCGACGGTACACTATTCAAATTACCTCCTGGATTTGAAATTGCCATAATTTTTTAAATTTTAAATTGTTATTTATTGTTTTTCATTTTAAACTTAAAATCAGAAGAATTATCACCTAATACTTTTACTTTAACACCTCCCGACTCAACAACTCCATGTTGTTGTCTAGGGTTCATGCTAACGTTTTTGGCTTTAGCAACACTATCTTTTATAGCATCGGCTTTACCTTGTTCGTAAAAGTGATTAGCAATAGCATCAGCATTCATAGCTGTAAATAGAGATTTATGATAACCTTTAGCATCTTTCAAAGCTTTCTTTTCATCAACAAACTTTGTCATGAAATTATTAGAATCACTTTGTAACTTTTTAACACTATCAGCATCTTTAACATTAAATCTAAATTTCTTTTCTCCTATTTGATATTCAAAACCTTTGAATTTATCATTAAAAAGATTATTAGTTTTTTGTTCAAAAATCTTACTATTATCGTTTACTATCTTTTTAGTCGCTTCTGACTCTTTGTTGTATCTATTAAAGAAATTTACAGCTTTTTGTTGTTCTTGAGTCAACTTTGACCCAGCTTTGATTTCTTCATAGTATTTGGACTTTTGCCCGTCCAGATGGGCCTTAGCACTGGCAACTTGCTCTTTTAATGCTAATTTTTTTCTTTTAATATCTCTCTCTTCATCAGTTTCTTCGTCATAAGAGAATTGATCTTCCATAAGGAAGTTAATTTCTTCTGTAGTTAAATGAGGTTTTGTTTGTTTGTAGTATTCAAGTAATAAATCTCCATCTTCAAGTTTATTATAATCTTGATTTAACCTCACATAATCTTCTAATGTACCACCAGTATCTTCCATAAAATCTATAACTTTTTGTAGATTTTCAGGTAAAGGTTTTCCAGTTTCTGCTTCTTCTACTTTAGCATCTAATAACTCTTCTGTAAGTTCAGTTGTTTCGTCTTTAACTTCTTCATCAGTTATTTCTTCTAAAACTGGGGTTTCTTCTTGTGTTTCTCCTTCCGGTTGTACTTCTTCTTGTTTTTCTGTGGGCTCGGCATTTTCAGGCTCTGTAACCACTCCGCTGTCGTCAGCGTTATTTTCTTTAGTTTCATTTTCTTCTGGTTTTGGTGGTTTACTTAAATCTACCTTAATAACACTATCGTCACCAGTAGATTCAAATTTACTTTCATCAACTGGTTGTTCAGTTGGTTGTGTAGTTTCTTCAACTACGTCTTTATTTTCTTCCATAATATGATATAATAATAATTAATAATTTTTATCTAGGGTCGAAACTACCTAAATCAAATCCTCCTCCTAAAGTATCATTACCTGCGGATTCAAAGTTTTTAGGTGGTTTTCCACTATTTCTTTGTTCAATCATTTCTGATTGTTGTGTTGCTTGAATTTTTGTTCTTTCGTCTTTACGATCTTCTTTCTGTTTTTCTCTATCTCTCATGCCATCTACTTCAATTCCTTTAAGTTGCATGTTATATTGAAACTCTAATTCCATTAACTCCTTTTTAAGTTCTACTTCTTGTCTCATTTTACCAGCATCTATTTCTGCTTTCATTTGTTCTAATTGAACCTCATTTTGAGTTAATACTTGGTTTTTCTGTATTTCAATTTGAGCTGTATTTTGAGCTGATTGAGTATTAGATTCTGTTTGAGCTTGAATGTTTTGCATTTGAATTTGTCTATCTAACTCTTCTTTTTTCTTTCTACGTATTTTTAAAAGTTGATTAGCTAGTTTTACATTTTTTATTTCTCTAAGATCTACAGCATCTTCGATGTTTATATTCGTTTGTTGTAGTGCCATTTGAATATTATTTTCTAATATTGCCTTTTCCTCTTCATCTGGTTGTAATTCTATAAATATGCCAAAATCATAAAGATGTAATTCTTTCATTTCTTCTAATGTAGCCACATTGTGAGATCCAATAGCTTGAATAAAAGCATCTTTTGTTGGTGAATATTCTAAAACATCAGATATTCTAAGAGATAAACATTCTGCTGTTTCTGCTGTTAAATACAATCCAGCTTGCAATATATGTCTTGTTGCAGTGTTGCTATTTGCGGCTGCAAGTTTTTGTACACCAACCAAAGCGTTTTTATCTGGCATACTACCATCTCTGGCTTCGTTTAATCCTGTTACGTCTCTTATCATTTGTAAATAATAATTATACGTACCAATTAAACTTTGTAATTTAGCGCCACCATTTCCAGATTGTATTTCTTGAATAGGTACTTTACCTGGATTCATATCGCCTTCACTTGTAAATGATCTCCCTATTACGGATCCTGTTTGGAAGAACATGTTCAGGGCTTCTTGTGGATTATAATTTGTTCCATTACCTAAATCTATTTCAGCAAGACCATCAGCATCTAAATAAACGCCATCAGGAACCATTCTTGATAATACTTGTTGTAGTTTTAAATGTGTTAACTGTATCATATCAGCAAAACCTGTAACACGCTGTACTAAAGATTCGATACGACCTTTATACATTCTAGGAGCTACAATAGAATAATTCATTTTTACTTTAGTAAAATCACTCTTTGGTCTTAGCATATTTTTA